TGAATTGCTAGAACTATCATAAGTTAGTCTTTCAGTGTGTGTTATAAGAGGTACTATAATAGCGTCATCGTATTGTTCATTTTGTCCGTTTACGTTTATTGTATAATCTTGTCCGTTTTGTAAAGCTGCAATTACATTTGTTGCATTATAATCAAAACTAAAGTTAGACAAATAAGAAAGACCACCTAGTAAGTCTTCTCCTAAGAAGTCTTTAAGGTTTATAGCTTCTCCAAAAAAGGTTAAGTTATAAGTGTGTGGAGCATTGTTTACTAGCTTGACAGTTTCTAATTTTATTTTACCCTTTTTAAAAAGTTGGTGATTTAAAAATAGTTGAGCTTCCTTTTTTTGTCTTGAAGTAAAGCCGTCTATTTCATATCTGTAAAAGTGTTCAAACAATTTGTTGTTGCTTTTTGAAGCTGGAACTGCAAACGTTTTACTAAAATCAGTAAACACTTTAGATATGTCTTTTATATTTTGTAGTGTTTGTGTAAGCGTTACAGATTCGTCTTGAAATAACTCGACCTCTGTTAGTACTCCTTCTTCAGTTGCAACAAATAGATTTAATGTTAATGGCATTATCTAACGTTATTTATTTTATTAAACGCAAATTCAAATTGTAAAGTGTGATTTATTAATTTATCGTTTACGCTAGTTTTAAAAGTCATATCTAGTTTAGTAGGTATTACTGGAAGCGTTTTACTTTCAAATCTAATCCAGACGTTTTCTGACAACAACAACTCTTCTACTGCTAGGTTAAAGTCTTCGTTTACAAATCCTGTATTAAGCTCTATTTTTGTTTGAGCCATAGTATTGTATCTTTGTCTTTGACCTTTATAAGTAGCGTATGTTACACTGGCGTTGTCTATTGTGTTTGTCTTAAACGTTTCGTCTTTTATAGTCATACTTTCAGTAGTCTTTTTAAAGAAATACATATCTTGGTAAGCTCCATATTTGTTTACAAAAGTAACTTTATATATAGTGTGTTTAGGTTCGCAAACGTTGTCTATGGTTATAGTTTTGTCTAGCGTAGAGTCGTTAGTGTCATAGATTTGTATTGTAGAACTATTAGCAGGTATTGTTATATATTGTATTTTTTGGTTACTATTACCATTGTCTGTAATTTGCGTGGTAACTCCGTCTATAATTACCTTGCCTACACCTTCTGCTAATATTGGAAACTTACCTGCAGTGTCTTCTGGAATATAAAATCTTGAGTTGCTAAATAACGCATTGTCAGAAAGTTGAGGGTTAATTCCGTCTTCAAAAGTTCCAAATCCGTCAAACGCTAGAAAGCTCTGGGTAACTGGTGAACCACTTGCAAATTCGCTGTCAGTTGCGTCAGATTCATAGAGAGTTGTAATACAAGTAACCCACGCAGTTACACTAGCGTAGTCATCATTGAAAGAGTGTGTTAAATAGTCTCTAACAAGTTCTGCTATTTCAAATAGTATATTGGTTTGTGTAGATATTTTAGTCTTGTCTAAAGTATATCTAAGGTTAGTAGCAGCAGGTGATGAAGTTACTGTGCCTGTATAAATGTATATCTGTAATCTTGCTCTATGTAGTGTTGGCATCGTCTTTTATTTTAAGTTCCTGTAAATTGTAAGAAGAAAGGACTCCTTGTGTTTATTCTTGTACTCATATCTATTGTGTTGGTGGTATTGCTGAATTATATATGTATTGTGCGTTTACCATTCTAAAAAATGGAAGGATTGCAGTATTCCAACTTAAACTAATATTAGACTGAACTGGATATTTTACTGTGATAGTTGTTCCTTTATTATTGTCTTCATTTACAAATATAGTTTGTGGGTTGTTGCTAGGGTCTGTATACGATACTGTCATACCATTTGAACCTGTTCCTTGCGAGAAATCAAACAGCTTTATAACTTGTTGAGTTGGTGTTGCTGCTGCTTGTGTAACTTCTATTTCGCAAGTGTGACTACTAGCTGTAAATCCAGAGGGTATATTATGAGTTACCCTAAGCGTTACGCTTGTAGCTGTATATACAACTGGAAAACTTGTAGCACCACTTGTCGAGGTTACTGCTGTAATTGTCAAAGAAGCACTTGTAGCGTTATCGGTAACACTTCCATTTACAATAGTACCAGAGTTGTTTACGCTAAAATTAGTGTAGTTAGCAAAGTTTCCGTATACTTCAGTATTAGGACATTCGTAAGCTGGTGGTGGTGGGTCAGCTACCGAAGTGTGTTTTATAGTATATGGACTTCTTGCAAATATTAAATCACTCATTTTGTTTTACTTTAAATCCTAATAAATTATCTAAGTCATTTTCAAAAGCGTCAAGTAGTGTTTTTGGTAAGTTTTCAAAGTTCTTAATAAATGGTTTTGTAAAAAACAGACTTGGTTTTATACCTTGAGCAAAGACAAACTTCTGTAAAACAAACCCTATAGACCTATAGTTCCCTTTTGCAAATTGTCCTTTTTCGTCTCTTAATCTAAACCTTCTAGCTTTTGCCCAAGCTTCTAAAGCTTTAGCAGGTGGTCTTTTTGACTTAAACTTAAACGGACTATTTGGAGCTTTTTGTTTTCCCCTTCTTTTGTCACTATCTACTAAGCTAGGGTCAGAACCTTTTACTCCACTATCTACATAAGCTCCATATTTACCTAAATCAAATGTTAACTCAAAGTCGTCATTATCTACGTCTAAATTAAACTTCAAACTATTATACAAAGTTTTGTTTACATTCTTTTTTGACTTTGTCAAGTTTGTCCTTGCTTGTTTTATAACGTTTTTAGCAAAGGTTCGTAAAGCAAATTGTGTTCTTTTTAGTTGCATATATCTATATCATTTGGTATCACTATATCTATTGTCGCTGCAACTCCTGCTACTTGATTGTCAAATCTATCTGTAAAAAACTCACAAGTAGGGTTGTTGTCTAATTGAAACTTGTTTTGGTATAAAGTTCCTTGTCTTAGTTTTTGCACTACCTTATTAACTACAGCAAGTTGAGTGTTAAGTACGTCTTGCTCATTATTGTTACCTACAAAAATGTCTGTAGTTTCACTTTTGGAAACATCTACTAAATCCATACTAATAAGACTTATATTAAAACGGATTAAGTTTTCTTCTAAACTTGCGTTGTTTATTGTAACGTGTGATATAGGGTATATAGAGTTTTTGCTTAAATCTATGTCTGTAATATCGCCTGTAGTTACCGTGTTTACATTTTCGTCTAAAAGTAAAGCTGCTTCTATTTGTTCTGTAATCTGGTAGAAACCTCTAACGCCTATTTTTGTCATACATTCTTTTTATTTTATTACTTTCTATTTCGTTCTTTTCTTTTTCAAACTGCAACCAATTTAAACAAGTGTGCAAATTTAATTCAGTGATACTTTCAAGTCGTCTAATATCGCCTTGAGTGAGTCCGTATAAGCTGCTAAACCAGCCATACTTTTTTCCGAATTGATGTATTTGACTAAACTGCTCTCCTGTTTCTCCTGTAAATAAGACGTTATAGTCCTTGAACAATCGTTCCCTAAACGATAAAAAAAAAGCAACGCACCTAATACTACGTTCATTGGCATTTCTAACATTTTGGTTTGGTCATTTGTTTTATAAGGTCTTATATTGTACATATCCTTATAAACTCCTTCTACTGGTCTATACAAAACAGCCATAGCGTACTGCATACTATCCCAGTTCCCTAAATAGGTGTCTATGTCTACATATTCGCCAAAGGTCATTTCGTCTAGTTTTGGAATAAAACCATATTGAATACCATTCATAGTAAACCTGTTTATCAACATTGGCTTCTCGTTAAAAAAAGCTCCGATAGTTTCTCCAATACTAAACACATCTTTTATGTTTAGAAGTTTTACTTTCTCTACTGGAACGTTGCAAAATATATGTACCATTTGTATAGCTAGAGTGTTTGCATCTTCTATCTTTTCTTCTATTTCTGCAAACTTTTGATATTGTTTTAACTTTATATCTTTTAGACCTTCTGGAATTGTTATCTTTAGTTTCATATTTATATAACGTATTTAAATTAAGTTTTATCTAATAGTATACTTTCCAAAATTTGGTTTGCTAAGTATATTGAAAGTAGCATAGCGTAAAGCGTCTATTAGGTGGTTGTTTTTATCTATTGGTATATTAGTAAGCTTTTCTGTTTTATCTTTACTCCATTTGTAGTTCCTAAGTTCGTGTATAAGGTTTTTACTATCTGGTGTTACAAACAGCTTATAGCGTTTTAGTAAATCTATTCCAGCAACTATACTATCTTTACCTTTTAGAGTTGGTCTTATATTCCAGCCACTTCTTCTTAGAAAGTCGTTTAATCTTGGTTCGCTTGATTCTGCATAAATTACTCTACCTTCTAGCTTTAGGTTTTTGAACTCTTTGTGTATGTCTTGCGAGGTCATCATAGTTCGGTATAGTAGCTCTTTAATATATAAGCTATAGTCTTTTTTGTAGACAGCAACTAAAGCTGTACTATCGTTTGTATATCCGTAGTCAATTCCGTGTGATATAAGCGTAGCGTCTTCTGGTATTTCACTTTCTGAATAAGTAAATATAATAGATTTAGAAATAGCTTTCTGTCCTAGTCCGTAGATTTGCCAATACTGCATATCGGTTTCTCTTAGTCTTTCTATTTCTTTAACTATAGTTTTATCTAAGAACAAGTTGTCTTTATAAGTAGTGATAAAGAAGTCTACGTCTTCTCTGGATAGTACTTTGTCATATATCCAGCTATACTCGTCAGAAGGATTGTAATCAAGTATGATTCTACCATTTGTTCTAAATATGAGTTGTTGCCAGTCTTCAAAGTTTAGCTCGCTGCTTTCGTTTATAAACAGCAGGTCTCTTTTACGACCTCTTACTTTGGTTGGTTGGTCTAACGATATAAACTCAACCAGATTGTTATATAGCATATACTCGCTGCTACTTTTGTTGTGAAGCACCTCTGAATACATACTATACTTTTTAAGTATCTCGAAGAAATCTCGCATAACCGTCGCCCTAAGACTAGGAAAAGTCTTTCTGCAAATTGTTATTATTTTGTTTCGGTTATTGGTGCAATAGCTAAAGATTATCCAGAGAAGTATATTGTAAGTCTTACCAGACCTTGTTCCACCTTGTTCTACTATTATTTTCTTTTCGCTATCTAGTAAGTGTTCGTAGACGACATTACTTTCTACCTCCATTTTGTTTTAGGATTTTTATTGTAACGCTATTTGGAAGACCCTCTACTCCTGTAAGCTCTTGTCTGTATGCGTAGTCTCTGGTCTTACCTTTTCTTTCTAAAGCAAACCTTATACTTTGTCCGTCTCCTTCTTTTATCTTTTCTACTAACTTGCTTTCTACAAAATCTAAGAAACGTTCTTTAGGTTCTACTGATTTGATTTGCTGTTTAAAGTCCTCGTCTTTTTCTAACCACAAATAGTAAGTAGACCTAGCTATATTATTCATTTTACAACTTAAAGAAACGTTACCAAAGGTTTCTGTATATGCTTTTATAAAACTTTTTTTAGCTAATTTTGTGTCCATTTTTGTACATTTTCACTTATATAACGTTTTTCAAAACAAACTTAGTTGGTGTTTATTTAATTCTATTTGATATACTTCAGTACTTTTGCCTTGTTCTTTATAACGTTCTTGTATATTTTCAGATTGCGATATATAGTCTAAATTAATTAATCTAGGGTCAGTTTTGTTTGCGTTAATATGGTGTACAACGTGAGTTTTGTAAAGGCTTGGGTCTGGTTTGTTAAAACTAAAGTAGACAAGTCTATGTACCAATATGCCTAGTTTTATATATTTTTTTTGAACTTGCGAAAATACTACTGGTTGTACAAATAGGTAACCAGTACGATTTTTCAGTGGGTTTATAATTTTTGCTATATTTTTTTCTGGTTTTATTTGTTTTACTTGACCTAATTGATTAACGTAAAGATTCTTAACATATCTTCTTTCGTATACTGGGTAATTTGTACTCATTTGATAAACATAAAAAGCTTGAACAAACTCTGTTTCGTCTTTTGGTCTTGTCATTAAAAGGTCTTTTTATTCTACATTTTCTATAAATTGCTCTAGTTTTTTAATTTGTTTTGTGTTAATTCTTTCTATTTTTTATATACATTACCATTAATTTTAATCTGTAAAGAAGGGTCAAGTTTTTTCATTTTATGTATTATAAGTTGACAATATTTAGGGTCTATTTCTATTCCGTAACATTTTCTATTCAGTTGGTGTGCTACTACCATTGTCGTACCACTACCTATATAAGGGTCAAAAACTAAATCTCTTGGTTTACTACAAGACATTACTATATTCGTTACCATTTTTTCTGGAAAGGGTGCTGGGTGATTTGCTTCCTGACTTCTTGGTATTGACCATATATTCTTTTTCAACAAAGCACTATTTCTGTCAAAGTAAGGTACTAAATCTTTGTCTTTCTTAATCCAAAATATCCACTCGGTAAATGGTAAAAAGTAAGATTCGTCAAGTTTAGGTGTTCCGCATTTATCCCAAATAATAACTTGTTTTAAAGGAAAGTCATAGACCCAAGTTGGGTGTATTGTTAAGTGTTTTGACATAATGTCAATATGATTATAAAATAAAGAGCCACTTGGTTTTAAAGCCCAAAGACATTGAGCAATAACTTGCTTTTGCCACCTTACATATTCTTCTTGTGGTAAATTGTCGTCATAAGAAGAGTACTCAATCTCTCTTATCCACCCATTTGTTTTAGATTTGTTTCTAAGCCAGTTTTTTTTATTATAAGGTGGAGATGTAACAATAAGGTCTACTGACTCTTCTTTACAAAGGGATGTAAAACCAGTTGCTTTTCTCCAGAAATGGTCTGTACTACTATCACACAATAAACGATGTTCTCCAATTTCTATTAAATCAGCTAAAACAATATCTACTTGTAAATTGTTAGGTTCAATTTTAATATTATTTGATTCAAACAGATTCATATTGTTTGTTATTGTTTATAAATTATTAAAGCAAAGTTTACAAAAGGTAAGTAAAAAGCATAGTCTTTGCAATCCTTATACTCGTATATTCTAAAACCTATCATAACTCCCTTATACAAACTAGCTGTTATTTCGTACTCTTTGTTATTCATTTTCTAAAAAATATTGTTCTAGTTTTTCTAATTTGTAAGTGTTCATAGTGTCAACTCTTTTTTTGCAGTAGGATTTTCTGTCTTCCAGAGTTCCTTTAACGTATTTTACTTTTAGTAGTAGGTCTTGTAGTGTGTTCGTGTTTAGTATTTCTCTTTGTTGGCTATATTTTAAACCATACTTAGGACTTATATAATTATGAAAACATTTTAAGGCGTGTAGTACTGTAGCGTGGTCGTATTTCTTACCTCTTTTATTGAACATTCTTTTAATGCCGTGTAGAGTTGTCTCTGGATAAGTGTCTTTAACTATATAACAAAACAAAGCTCTACAAACAACGTGCTTTAAAGTTCTTTTGTTTTCAAAAATATCTACACCTACTTCTTGTTTTATATTAGTGGCGTAAAGGTCAAACTCTTTTTCTTCTATTACTTTTCTTCTAAACATCTGTTCTAAGTTTTAACAAGTTATAGCACTCTATATATTTCTGCTTTCCCTTTTGTCGGTATCTGTCTCTGAAGAGCTTGTATACTTTTTTGACATACTGATATTTACTTGTACAATCTTTTAAGTATTTTTCTGTAAACTTTTTTCCAAGACCATAAAAGTAGTTTACGTTGTCTGCTGTATCACCTACTATCATTTGTTCGTAGAAGTTATATAGTGCTTGTTGTTCTGTAATCTTTTCTATTTTTTTGTGTTTTATATGGTAGTTATAAATTAATGCAGGAAACTGTCTATAGTCTTTGTCTATACTTACTATTATAACATTGTCTTTGCCTACTATTTTTTGTGTTTCATACCAGTACTTGGCTACTGCGTCATCTGTTTCGTGTCCACAACTGGTAATAGCTTCGTATTGTGTTTTAACGTATTCGTGCATCTGGTCTAACATAGGTGGTTTTTCAACGTTTGTTCTGTTAGCTTTGTAAGTCTTGCACAACAATTTACGAAAATTATTTTTACTTCTACCAGAAAAAACTCTTAGCTTTTGTATTTCAAAAGTTTCTTCTAAAGAATTGATAATAGACATAAAGGACTGGTCAAACTTTAATTGACACTCCTCTATAGTCTCATAATAAGGGTATATCTTTTTCTCTTGTTTGTTTTTATAACAAGAAGCAAATATTAAACTATCTGCATCAACCAGAACTATCATTCTCAAAAGTTTTAAGTTTCTCTTCTGGTGAAATCGACCAGAGTTGTTCAAGTTCTTTTTGAGTTTGATATAGTTTATTTATAGTAGATTGGTTTTCAATTTCTTTATTAGCTAGAGATCTTTCTAAGTAATTTACATAAAATGCAATCTCTGTAAGACCTTTTGATATAATTTCTAATTTAGGATTGTTTGGCTCTTTTTCAAAACCTTGTAGAACAATATTGGATATTTCTTCAAAGTGATTTATGTACTTTATACTCTGAATTAAATCCCCCTTTTTATAAATTCCTGTTATCATCTAACTAAGCTATCAACGTAGGATTTTTTACATTTGTCAGTACAAAACTCTTTTTGATTATAAGACAAATCTGTATTACATTCTCTACAATATAGGTTGTGGTATTCTGTGTCTATTCTTTTTACAATCTCGTTCCAGTCAACCCAGCTAAGACTACCTATTATAAATTGTTCGGCAGTGTCGTCATCATTTATATTTTCAAGTAGCTTTTCATTAACATACTCGGACAAGTCGTCTGTGCTGAAGTTATAAAATTCTTCTGACAAGTCTTCTAAATATTCTTTGTAAATATATTCGGTAACATAATCTACATAAGTGTTTAAGTTTTTTTGTATCATATTTTTAATTTTCTAAAAAAGTTAGTAAGTAATAAACTAAATGTAAAGTAGCATACGCACAAAAAGTGGTGAAGCTAACAAGTAATATAAATTCTATTAACGCTTTTTTAAGTTCTTCCATTTCTGTAGTTTTTTTCAAGTTGTTTTTCTTTTAAATATAATTCGTGAAAGTATATAAAATCTTTTAAAGTAATATGCAAACCATTAGACTTTTTAAAATTTATATAGTCGCTTTGCTGTTTTGTTAATGCTTTAGAAGTAACATACTCCACAATAGGATTATTGCTTTTCATATTTATAAATTAAGTTTTTAGTAATTTTAAATATTAACAATATTACAAAAAAAGTAATAAGGTTAAAATGACTTTCTCCACAAAGTCCGAATAAGTGTTTTAGTGTTTCCATATTATAAGGCGTTTAAAACTTCTTTTATATCACTTAGGTTATAGTGTTTTACTTTAATTTTTTTCCACTCTTTAGAGGGTATAGTAATACCATAGTTTTTTCTGACCGAAGTCAGAGCTGAACGTAAGTCGTTAGAGCTACTATGATACCATTTAACCCTATTGTTAGCTGTTAATCTAACACCTTTTCTATTTCTTTTAAGAAAACCTATACCTAGCTTTGAAACAAAAGCATAGTATTTGTTATTAATATACAATGTAGTATTTTTATATACAGAGTATTTTTTTCTTTTGAGTTTGTTTGTAATGTCTATTTTCATACTTTTAGTTTTATATTAAAATGTTTTACTATGTAAAGATACTAAAAAATTGTTAATAACGAAAATTTAATAATTTTTTTTATTTATTTTTTTGAACTATGGCAGCTTGTTCCTCTTTAAGCAGGTAAACTTCTTTGCTTACCTTAGCTTTAGTCCAGAGTGTAGTATCTGGAAGAAGCATAGTAGTCACTTCTTTTAAGTCTAAATCGTTTAGCCAAAACAAGTAGTTGCCTTTTGGGTCTGCAACAAAATACAGCTTTACTATATCGTAGGGTAAATTCATTAAAGCGTCATACTTGTACTTTTCTAATATTTTCGTGTCATAGTAAGTTTTACGGAACTTAAATTCTATAACACACTCTTTGCTTTTTGGGGTTGCTCCTATACAATCGTAGTGTTCATATTTACCACCAGTCCAAGTTAAGTCCCAGCCGTCTAAGTTAAGTGCAGCTATAATAGCTTTTTCAAGTTTATGCGTTGTTTGTAGATTCATAGATATTGTTGAGTTGAGCAATCCACTGATTCCAAGTTTTAGGGTTACAAGTGCAGGGGTAATACTTATGGTGATTGAAATACTTTGCGTGTAAATCTACTATTAAGTCTATTTGCTTGTCGCTAGGTCTGGTTGAGTAATTAGCTTTATAGTTAGTCCATAGGTCGTAATCGCTACTTGTCATTGTCTTTGTCATTCTTAAAATTTTTATGATAGTTATTTAAAATTAATTTACGTTTCTCGCAGTTGCAAGTACGATAACCTAGAAAGTCTATTACTATTTTTTTTACCAGCCACTTAATACCAGTTTTTATAAATATTTTTTCTAGTAAATCTCCTAGCAGCATTATAGTAAACTTTTTAAAAATTTCTTTACTCTGGTGTATGTATTATACAAACTATAGTAACTTATGTTTGTTTTTTTACTTAGACCTGCTATAGATTCGCCACCTTCTATAATTTCATATACTCGTCTGTCGTACCAGTATAACGAGTCTAAACCAGTTTTTATTTTATCATATTCAGCAGTGTAATTTGGCGTATCTGTAACACTCTGTAAATTAAGTGTTTCTATGTCTTCTTGGTTAATATTTTTTTCTTTTCTTTTAAGGTCAATAAACAAACTATTTAAACACCTAAAAATATAAAAATAATTAACAGAGTTACTATCGAACATTATGTCAGTACCTTTTTCTATTAGTCTTTGTATTTTAATATACATTTCAGAAACTATGTCCTCTGCTGTAGTGTGGTTGCAACCAAAGTTTTTTACAATATTAACCCACTTTTTATGGTCTTTGTAAATTAGTTCCATTATTCTTTCCATATAGTTATATGTAAACCAAAAATTAAAAACATTATAGAGATTTGCTCGTAGTAGTCTTTTTGTTTTACTTTATATAATCTATCTGGTTCTAAATTGGGGTTGTAATAAACAATACCAAAAGCCACACCATATAAAAATATAGGCGTGAAATTTATTTTGGTTGTCAAAATGGTAAGTCTTTCTGTTTATTTTCTCTCGAAGTTAGTAAATTTTTTTCATTAATTCTAAACCCACACTTATTTTTAACACTTTCAAATAGTATAGGTTCTATTAAAGGTGTGCAAGAGCCACCTGTTTGAGTTGTTTTAACTTTTTTAACGTGTAGTTGTGTATAAATCCAGTCTGTAGCGTGTGCTATGTATCTATGTACAACCCAGAAATCTGAACAACGTGAGATGAATTTAGTGCCACCTTCGCAGTCAGCAGCCATTGGTGGTATAGGTAAACCAGAATAGTCGTGTCCTAGTGGGTGTCTTTTTCTAGCTGCTTCTGTATTTGCGTGTGTACAAAGCCATAAAGCTACGT